AGACAAGCAATGTAACTGCACTGCTTGCCGCTTACCGGAAATTTACAAGTTCCTCCGGGGCTACAACCGATGAATTTTTCCGCTTCATCACCACCCCCACTCCGGAACGGGAAGAGTTCCTGGCATTGTACTGCTCTTCGACCTCTTCTGTGTCCGGTACCATTATACAAACTAATTACAATGCACTATGAGTTTAACAGCAAACATATATCCGTCTACAATCGCTTTAGCCGGAAATCCCATCAAGCTGACCATAAACTCCAGTTCAGTAGTCAGCTACACTATTCGTCAGGCCGACCGCACCATCTTTTCCGGAAGTGGTGAAGGTGAGTTCTCTGTTTTTCTTCAGGATATCCTTTCAGGTATTCTCAGTCCCAAACATCTGCTTAACGAATCCACTGATATATTACTGGCCGATTCTACTTCAGCTACAGATATTGCCATTAGTGTCCAAAACACCCAGGGAGAAACTAAAACTCTTTCTCTGAAAGCAGTTATCGGAGGCATCAGCAAGCGGCTATTACGCCGTCTGTTAGATGAAAACAGCAATATATTCACTTGGAAGCTGCTCAATTCATCGGTTAATTTCTTCAAAACCACCCGTACCAACGGGCGGATCATCACCATCCGAGAAACCGAACTCCTACCTATTCCTTTCCTTTATCCGGATGGTGCATTAAAAATAGTTGCAGCCGGCATTGAAACCTCTTTGTCCGGAACAGCCGGACAGCCGGTAGCCCTTAACCTATATCGGCTCCGGCAAAAACTGTTTCAAACTAATCAAAAGTTAGCTTCTGTTTTCGATATCTATTCCGGATCAATCAAAAGTTGTACTATTGTCATCACTCCCGGAACAGTATCCCGTGAACGTTATTTACTTGAATTTCTCAACTCCTATGGAGCCTATGAACGCATTGAAGTCACCGGTATCGGTAACATCGAGTCTGAAATAGAGTCCGACTCCACTTATCAGATTTACGATGAAAGCATTGATGACTATATCGAGGCCCGCGAGCGACAGTCTGCCCGTGACAAGCTTCAGGTCGAATCCGGATATCGCAATACCGAAGAGCTTGTGCATTTAATGGATATGCTTGCTTCCGATGACATAAAGATACTCGGACTTTCCGGACGAAACATCAGGGTAAATGCCGTAGCCGACAACCTCACCCATGCCATACGCTCCACTGTACCGGAAAGTATTAAAATGACTCTTCATTTCGTTGACTCCGATGTTCGCTACACCGGATCACTTTCAGAGGACGAAATAGGAAATCCCCGTATACATACCGAACAGTTCACACCTCAATTTAATTGATATGGCCGATCAGCAACAAATTATAGATGAACTCATTGACTACATTGACAAAGCAGTACTCAAGCACAGTGTCTCTAACCGGCATGTGGCAGAAGTGCTATACTGGTTGAATGAAGGATTAAAGAAAGTTTCTACTGATGGTTTAAAAGATATCTTTATCAGTAAAAAGCAGATAGACGAAACCAATTTTTTACTTCGTCTTCTGGGAGGTGTCGAATTTAGCAGCGGGGATGATCCCTACAGAATCACGCAAAAAGGCGAAGCTTTCCTAAAAAAGTTAACTTTAAATGGTGGTCTGATAGAATATGATCCGACCGAAAGAGTTTGGAAACTGAACGGTAATATGCTGATCTCAGGTAACATTACTTTCGGTTGGGACAATGGCACATACACCGCACCAACTCTTCTCGACCTGCTCCCTTACGACCCGACTACCCTGTCAAAAGAGGGCGGCCGACTGTCTGTGATCAATGCCGGTTCTGACTTTGATGAATTGGCCATGTGGGGCGTCCTCAGTAAAGAAGGTGTTCAGCAGATCGACAAGTCACATTTGTCCGGTGCTCTTGCCGGATATGCGACAGAGAAATTTGTCACAGATAAAGGCTATATCACTTCCTCCGCTCTTACCGGCTACGCTACGGAGACCTTCGTCAGAGAGAACTTTGTAACCCTTGCCGGTGCCCAGGAGATTACCGGTGAAAAAGATTTCACCGGCGGACTGAAAGTGAACGGTGGCCTGCTCGATTACGATCCGACCGAAAGAGTTTGGAAACTGAACGGTAATATGCTGATCTCAGGTAATATCACTTTCGGCTGGGACAATGGAACATACACAGCTCCGACCCTTCTTGATCTGTTGCCTTATGATCCGACTAGCCTGTCAAAAGAGGGTGGCCGGCTGTCAGTAATCGGCAGTGCCGGTTCAAGCTTCGACGAATCCTCCATGTGGACCGCACTCTTGAAAAGTGGTTCTCAACAGATCGACAAGTCACATCTGGATACAGCTCTTGCCGGATATGCAACAGAGAACTTTGTACATACGAACCTTAATGCCCTGAAAGGAACCGGTCTTCCAACTACGGAAGGATATCGCAATGTTACAGAGATAGCCAATACCCTGCTTACCTTTCTCACCGGATCAGATACCGACTCGACAATCAACAAATGGAAGGAACTTGAAGCGTTCCTGGCCGGATTCTCCGAAACGGATACCCTTGCTACTGCTCTATCTGTCAAAGCGGATAAAACCCGTAGCATTATTACCGGCACCGGTCTTTCCGGGGGTGGTGATTTGTCTGCGGATCGTACCTTGTCCCTTTCTCCTTCCGGAATAAAGGCCGGTACATACACTAAGCTCACCGTTGACGCTTATGGTCGTGCAACGTCCGCATCAGGGTTGATAGCCTCTGATATCCCCACTTTAGAGATTAGCAAAATCAATGGTTTACAGGATCGTTTGAATACCTTCGTCACCCTTGCCGGTGCTCAGGAGATTACCGGTGAAAAGAATTTCACCGGCGGTCTGAAGGTAAACGGTGGCCTGCTCGATTACGATCCGACACATAAAGTCTGGAAACTGGATGGTAACCTGTTGATCACAGGTAGCACAACCTGGAATGCGGTGGGCGATTATACTGCTCCGACCCTTCTCGACCTGCTACCTTATGACCCGGCCACTCTGTCGAAAGAAGGTGGCAAACTTTCCGTTATCGGTGGCGGTGGAAGTGGCGGTGGTGGAAACATAATGTTGAATGGCACACTCTATGAAGCGGCTAACGGGGTCATCACACTGCCTGATTTATATCAGAAAACACCTAATGGAACCGCATCACAATTTCTCAAAGCTGATGGTAGTCTGGATTCCAACCTTTATGCATTAGCGTATGGTGGTGACCAAAACAGTATTCAGTATTCAAGTAAATCTAATTACTTAAGAGTTATTGATAGAAGAAATGACACAATACTTCCAACCTCTTATGATAATTATAATATTAGTGGCTTATTTCATATGTCTGGCATGCCATCCTCTAACTGGTGGTCAGGTATTCATGTGAAAGGTTGGGGAGAAGGTTATGCTACCTGGGAACTTGTTGGGCCTTCTTCAACAGATAACACTAATAATAGATTATATTATAGGGATGGCAAAGGTTCTTCTTGGGCTACTGATTGGAAAGGTATAGCTTTTCTTGAAGATTGTAATAAAGTTGCAACTCCTTACTTTGAGGGACAAAATATATATTCAGACTATGGGTGGTGGGTAGTTGCTTTATGTAAACTTAGTCCTGCTGATTCTGAATATAATTATGCAAGCGGTACTATGTTTTACAGAAGAGGAAATGGCATTTATCCCAATGGTTCTGTACAATTTAATGTTATCAAAAGGTACAATCAAACAAATGTTAACTTTGGCGTATTATACAATGGTTATGGTATAAATGAAGGTGAAGATGCTCCAAAGCCTTGTACATTTACTTATAATGGAGTTAAATATGCCGGTCTTAAATGGGCGTCTGCTGCAAGTTTAGATAGTATCAAAACCCTTATATATGATATAAGTACTACAGGATTACCGTTTTATGTTAAGTATTTCAATTCTCAGAGTGGAGAGGTATTTAACACCGAAATAAAAAATTCTATCGTTGAACTTGGAAGTGATATATCTGGAACTGGACTTGGTACAATAGGAACTATTAGAATATTAAATAGAAAGGCCATTGATATTAAAGGAGAAGACTGGGGATATATTCAACAAGCAAGTGCTGATAGAATGTTCTATGTTGCAGTAGCTAAAAGCACTCAATCTGGTCTTGGAGGAGGACTTGGCAACTATGAAATCAGATGTAATGGAACCAGTGAGGAAGGTATATTTGTGAGATACAGTGGTTCATCTTATGGCAAATTAGGGGTCGTTAATAGAAATGGTCAAGAATCAAGTATTAGCTATTACAATAATAATACAGCTGTAGGTGCAGATAAACCTTTATGGACTGTAGGTGCCGGTATCAGAAATGCTTATAGTTTCGATTGGTGGTTTGGAACTAATGGATATAGAATGACTCTTGATTCAGATGGAAAACTATTTATTAATAGAACAAATAACAATGAAGGTGGTCCTGCTGTTAGTTTGGCTATTGGAGACAGCGATACTGGTTTACATTGGCAAGCTGATGGAATTATAGAATTTAGGTCTAATGCTAAGCAAGTTGGTTATTGGGGATATACTAATGGAAGATTATATAATACTTATTTTAGAGAACCAACTGGAAATGGATATGCTGCTACATCTATGATGGTTAATGGTAATGGTAGTAATCTTTATCCAGGTATTGGTTTTCATCAGCCAGGAGTAACAGCAGGAGTAGTGTATTTTACTAATTCAGGAGAATTTAAATTTAGAAATATAACTGATACTGGATATACAAATGTTTACGGAGGTAATCTTATAGCAGATGCAGGCTTTCTATATTCAAGATATAATGGTATTGAAATAAAAATTGGAGCAGAAAATGATTCATATGTACATTTCATTACTAAACCTGCGAGAAGTTTATATTTTGCTAATAGCTTGTTTGTGAATGGAAGTGTATTACCTTATAGTAGTTCTACCTATAGCTTGGGAGATGCCGGGCACTTATGGAACTATGTGTATGGTAACCATTTTATGGGTAATTCTGCATCTGCCACATATATACTTCCGAACTATGTCGGCGGACAACAGGCGAATCCTCAAACCTATTTCAATAATAGTATGGGGGTCAAAGTAGCTATGACAGGCGTTAATCCTGATTCATATTGGGGCGATACTTTATGGATTAATGGATATGGTGGTACTGATGTTCCGGATATGTGTGCTTTGCATTTTTCAAGGGGTGGTGCTCCTCTTATTTATATAAGCAGTCAAAAATATCACGCTACAAGTTATGGCACAATGTACCATATATGGACCGGTTATAACTCAAACCATTCTTCTGCTGCCTGGACTTGCAGTACCTTAAATGCAAACGGAAGGATTAGCACTACATCAGACATATATTCTGCCGGTTGGGTCAGGGCCGGTGGAAGTAATGGATTCTATTGTGAATCCTATGGCGGTGGTATCCACATGACAGATTCGACCTGGGTACGTGTCTATAACGGTAAGCAGTTCTATGTCAGCAGTACCTCTTCCGATGCCATCCATACCGCCGGAGGTATTAACGCAAGTGGCAGGATTTATGCCGGCGGTCACCTGAGTACTAATGGCGGTCTTGCTGTAAGTGGTATCTATGGCGGCTCAGGCGCATCAGGTTTTAATGTGTATGCTGTATTCCAGGGCATGTCAGACCATGGAGGAATAGAAGTGAGGGCTTCTGATAATACCTTTGGTATCGGTGTACACTCCAATGATCACATGTACTGGTGGTGGGGAACATCAACCTCAACCAATTCCAGTTCTGGAAAATCCTATATCATGGACTATGGCGGCGGTAATTGGAGTTTTACCGGTAACCACTATGTCTCCGGTTATTCAACCTGGGGCTCCGACTCACGTTATAAAACCTATCTGGGTGAAGTAACCCTGCAATTGGATCAGATCGCAGACTCACCCACTATCTACTACCGCTGGAACAGTAAGAAGAGAGATCGTGACGGGCTTCTCCATGTGGGTGGTTATGCTCAGTACACCGAGCAGATCCTTCCGGAACTGACTCATGATACGAGTAACTTTAAAACGATGGACTATGCTGTCTGCGCTTATGTATACGCAGTGCATGCAGCCCGGTTCCTCCGGGATCATCTCCTTTCAGACTATAAATGGAAGTCAGACACGGAGTTGAGAATGTATGCTTTGGAAAAGGAAAATATCAAATTGAGAAACAGAATTGAACAATTAGAAAGGAGGGCTGCTTAATGGCGGTATATAATCGAATCCCTGACCGGTTTACTAACCTGGATATCCGCGATACCCTGAACGCTTATGGTGGAAGTGTGGGCGATAACTCGCTTAACTATTTCTCTGCTGCTGCACACATTAACATGTGGAGCAAACGTAAACCGGTGA